TTGGTGTAAGGTGTGCGCATGTAAAAAGTCTAAAGAGTGGTGGGCAAAACTCCCTGAAGGTTATTCTAAACAAGTTAAGAAAAAATACAACGAGAAAAATAGGTCTTATGTAAACGAATATTCAAGGTCTTTATACGCTAGAGACAAGCCTAAGTTTCATGCAAGGTCTAAGAAATATGCGTTCTTGAAAAAACGCGCCTGCCCAAAGTGGTTGACTAAAGAGCAACATAAAGACATTGTAAAAATGTACACTTTAGCAAAAAAGTTTTCAGATTTGTTTGGTGTAAAGTATCATGTTGACCACATAGTGCCTATTAATGGTGATAATGTTTGTGGGCTTCATGTACCTTGGAATTTACAACTCCTAGAGTCTAGTCTTAACTTAAGAAAATCCAATAAGATTGTGGGAGAAGTATAATGTGGACCTATGATGCCACAGATTTGGTTACGTCCACTTCATCGGGACGCCTCAACATTGTAAGGCTTTTGGTTGGTGATACTGATACCACTGACCAAATTTTACAAGATGAAGAAATTGAATTTGCTCTTTCCGTAACCGGAAACGATACTTATTTTGCGGGTGCTTGGTCCTGTAATGTTATTGCAGCCAAGTATTCCCGTTTTGTTGATTCTAAGATTGAATCTACGGTCAGTTCTAATTACTCTGATCTGGTAAAGCATTATAACCTACTCGCAACTAAACTGCTTGAGTTGGGTAAGAAGTCTAATGGTCGCTCTTTGGGCATATATGCTGGTGGTATCTCTGATGCTGTCATGGATACGGTTGCTCAGGACACAGATAGACCAACACCGTCTTTCAGGGTTGAACAGTTCTCTAACCCCAGTGCTAATAGCTAGGATTAAGTGACATGCCTTTCAACCCCACTTCCATAAAATACCTTTTGACTGATCATGGAAAAGTAATGACCTTGATCAAGCGAAGTGTGGAACCTGAGTACGATATTGACACTGGTACTGCTGGTTATCAACCTACTTACTACCTTGTCCAAGGGTATGCTGTAGATGCTTTGCCCACAGGGCTTACTGGTAACTCTCTTGTGGTATCCTCTGTCAACATTACGGTTTACAGTAAGCAGACTAATGGACAAGATTTGCCTGCACCACAAACCAATGATCAGATTATCTCTGACGGTAAGACCTACAATGTTGAAAAGGTCATGGATTGTAAAAGCCGTAACAAGATCATTTGCTACACCCTAATTTGTAGGGGATAAAATGGCAAAGTATTCTAATATTGAGTCACTCTTCCGTAAAGTCAATAAAGACTTGGAAGATGTGCGTACAGAGTTTTACAAAGGTCTTGTAGATACTTTGGTGGCTGCTTCGCCAGTTGATACGGGTGCCTACATGGATAGCCATGGCGTAGGTACTAACACCAAGAGTGTTGGGTATGTGTCTAAAGAGGGTGATCACACCGCTAGGAACGTTGCTTATGGGCCTGTGGCTGATCGTGCTAGGGCTAAGATGTACGCTGAAATTGATGCCCTGCCACCTGACGCTGATAAGGTCTACATAGCTAACCGTTCCCCTCACTCTGGGGCTGTAGAGAATGGTGGACACAGGTGGCAACGTGGTGGTTACTACCCCTTCAGGATTATGAGGCGTGAAGCTGGCCGTATCTTTGAGGCTGCTAAGGCAACTATAAAAGGACGTTCAGGATGACAATTATGACTGCCATTATGGCAACCTTGGACAAGCACCTTTCAAAACTCCCAGACGTGCCCAAACTAGCCTTCCAGAACGTGCCTTACAAGGTTGTGGTAGGTACACCCCACATCAAGGTCAACTTCACTCCTACAAGCCGTAGATTGGCCACTATGGGTGATACGCCACAACAACGTTATCAGGGCCTCTACAACCTCCTTGTGTGTGTACCTGAAGCAGAGGGGCCGGGTGTAGGTCTTGCTATTGCAGATGACCTCCTAGGGCACTTCCAAGCCTCTAGAGACATTACCTACAACGGTCAGTACGTGACCATAGAGTACTCTGAGGTTGGTAATGGATTCCTTGACTCAGCCTTCTACTGCATCCCAGTCACTGTTGCTTGGTACACTTACCACACATAATAAGGATTACTAAACATGCCATTCTCTCAGGGAAGCCGTAGCGGTTTTTCGCTGCAAGCCGAAACTACCTTTGGTGGTACTCCCGGTGTACCTACCCTTATCCAACTGCCTTACACTACGCACTCTTTGAACCTTACTAAAGATCGTGTGCAAGGTAATGACATTCTCCCAGACCGTATCCCTCGTGTTGACCGTCATGGTAACAAGAAGGTGTCTGGTGATCTGGTGGTTGACCTTCGTAAAGGTGACTATGATGCGCTTTTGGAAAGCGTTTTCATGTCTACGTTTGCTACTAACGTTCTTAAGGTTGGCACTACGTTCAAATCTTTCCACATGGAAGATGCTGCTGTAGACATTGCTCAGTACCGTTTGTTCAAAGGTGTGTCTGTAGGTTCGCTGTCTGTAAGCATCAAGCCTAACCAAATGGTCACTGGAACTTTCTCCCTTATCGGGAAAGACATGACTATTTCTGGCACTTCCTTTGATGCAAGCAAGACTGCGGCTTCTGGGAACCAACCCTTCGATGCTTACTCTGGTACTATGAAGGTTGCTGATGCTGGCGGTTCTCTGGCCTCTATTGCCACTATCACGGGTATTGACTTTAGCATCAATAACTCTTTCAACCCTACTTTTGTGGTTGGTTCTGATTCTACCCCACAGATCGAGTTTGGTCTTGCCACGGTAGAGGGTACGGTTACTGCTTACTTTGAAGATGCTACGTTGATCAACCGTTTCTTGAACGAAACTGAGACTGCCCTTGAAGTGTCTGTTGATGACCCTACTGGTGCTTCTGACTATACGTGGTTCTTCCCTCGTGTCAAGTTCAATGGTGCTGATGTACCTGTGAGCGGTCCTACCTCGCGTGTTGTGAGCATCCCCTTTGTGGCCCTCTACGATGCGACTGCCGCCACTAACATCCGTCTTACCCGCTCTACGTAATCCCTGAAAAGGGTAGGGGCAGGTATCTTGTGTCGGGCTTGCTTCCTGCCCCGAACATTGTATGTCCGACACTTTCCAATTTTTCTGCAACACACAGAATTTATTTTCGTAAAACCCTTGTTTTGGTGGAACAACATCCCATCTAGAGTCTGTTCCGCCCCGGTTTATATCTTAGAGATACCCTCTGATCCTACTAGGGTTTCATAGTCTACCTAACTTAACCTAATGAAAGAAATCACCCTTGATGCGAGTTGGCCTGCACCTGTTACTTGTGTAGTACCTTGAGCCACATTGCCTAGACCAAAGATATGAGAAAACCTAGCATTTTGGTGTATGCGACCTACCGAAACAATAGAGCAATTCCGATTATCAATTCCAGTCAGAGTACCTAAAACGTTAAGGTATTCTGCCCCCTCAAATCTCCAAAACTTATATCCGGTAAGGTCGGTGAGAGCAAATGGGCCTGCCCCACTAGCACCTTCTGTAAGACCAGCCAACCCCTTAATATCTGTAGCAGATGTAACCCTACCGCCAGACGTAGTGACAGTGGAGAACTGTGCAGACCATCTAGCGACAGGCTCGACAGGTAGGGTCGCCAGAGTTGGGCCGCTACCAATGTTTCTACGTAAGTTAGTCAGTAACATGCCCATAGTAAGTTTCATTTAATCATCCTTAAGGCTAAGGGCTATCTTCTTCAATTCTTCCAACCGCCTAGTCCAACCATTCTTGTACCTTGACCATGTTGGCAAAGAACGTAAGAAGGTGTAACGTTGAGCAAGAATAGAACGAATAACTACCTCACAATCTAATTGTTGTGTGGCATAAATTGTTTGCGGTCCAATAAGACCGTCTTGTGGTACGCCAACAGCCTTTTGAAGCCACTTAGCAGAACGGCTTACACCAGAGTTGATAGCTCCATCAAACACCACAATATCAATGCCACTAGGGAGACTGTCACCTTTGACTTTATCCCAATAGGCTCTTTTATAGATTCTGATAGCATCTTCTTTAGTCAAGTTCTTAATATCTACAGAAGGGTAAGCCCTTTTAGAAATACCATACTTGGTTTCACCACCGGGATCATGAGAATCATTAACGTAACCACCCTCTGAACCTAGGACTGTCTCAACAGATACTCTAAGGTTCTTTTCCATTATAGCAACTCTTGAGACAAGATGCTAGGTCCAGTACTAACCACAGAACCTTCATTAATAGACAAGTTTGCTAACAAAGCGTTTGAAGGAATAAATTCACCCTCAAATTCCAATTCATAAACATCAAGGCCAGAGGGTTCCATAATAAAATCAGTAATCGGATAATCGCTAGTATGTAAGGTCAGTGAACCAAAATTGCTGTAAAGTCGGGCATAAAAAGTCATGTGATTGTTTTCCACTTAACTGTATAAGGTACAGGGGAACCACTTCCGGTAGTAATGGAGATTCTTGGGCTATCCGCATTAGCTGTTACTGTAGATGACATATTAACTGTCACCACATTCCCTTCCACAGATGGGAAGAAAGACAGTCCACCTAAGTTAATAACGTCTGTGGTTCCAGTCACAACAGACCCAGTAACAGTATTAAGTGTTACGTTAAGTGCAGCTTTTAGCACCTTGGGTGCACCAGAAGAACCCTCAGAAATAGCAATAGGGTTATCCCTTAGTTTACTCATCAGGTCAGCAGTGATGGGGCTATCTGCGTCAATCTCCCCACTCACAATAGCATTATAACTAGTCATCGGGCTTCCTTTAGATTAGACCATCTTGTATGGTTCAGAACCATCTGCAAAGTTAAGTGGTGTAGTATAGTCACCACCACAAATAAAACCATACTTAGCTTTTTGATTGGTTGTGGCAGAGGGGTAGTCAGGCATTGTATTAGGAGCAACCCTAGCATACTTGCCTTCGTACTGATAGGCTTGAGCAGTAATCTCAATCTCATGACCATAATTGCTTTCAACAATCTTAATGATCTGCAACTGAGTGTCTACTGGTTTACCAGTGTCATCCTCTTTAGCCCTAGAGTTAAGAGAGATTACATCAGTAAGTCCTAACCCCCTATCTTTGGCATCAAGGGTAATAGTATAAACTGTTGGTGCAGTATTAAATCTTTTAAGCAACCGTCTGGACAGAATAGCAGTAATGCTGTCTGCACCTACATTAAGCCACCGACAGAATATCTCTCTAATACGAGTATCACCGTATTGCAAAGCACTCTCAGCAAGTGGATCAACAGTGACTACACGTCTATTGTAATTAGACTTCTCAGTAACGCTTTTAGTAGGGTCAGTTTGAACACTATAGAAATGAATCTGTGTCAATCGGTATTGGTCTTGATCTTCAAGTTCAATATCCTTGATGTTGTTTCTCTCTGTTATAGAAGTCAACACATCATCAAATACTGGACGATTAGCCTTTAGACCAATCTTTTGATTAACATCATCCCACCAAATAGAGATACCAAGAACAGCTAGTTCACCAATTAGTGTCTTAACGCCTGTAGGACTAGTTATTGTGGTATCAATGTAAACACTGCTCATCCACGTAGTAATCTCATCCTGCCATGCAGGGAAGTCGATATACGAAGTGGGTATCTTGGCATAGTTCACAAACAGATCATAGATCACATCATCAATACGGGCGTGTTCATAATCCACAACTTGCTGGAAGGTATCTAGGGCACTGTGTTCTGTGGCAACAGTTTTACGGGCACCCCTTTGGGTCAAAGTAACCACATCACCAGAGCGAGTATACTTGACAACCTCAGACCCAATAACAGCATAACCGCTAGAGGGGTATTCAGAGCCTACAGAGGCAGGCTGAAGGGTAAGGGTAGTGGACCCTACACCAATGTCAGAGACAAGGTTCCCACGGGCTGCTATAGGGGCTACGGCCTTAGCATCATCTGCCAGCGCAAGAATGTCTTTAGCCTCAAAGGTACACGTACCGTCAGCCGAAGAATACTTCATGTTAGTGATGATGAAACTACGCGTACGAGTGCCTGAAAGCACACCACCATCAATGTAGCCATCAATGATACGGAGTGTACGACCAACGTAGTTAGTATTGCGAGTACGAAGTTTACCAAAGAAAGACCCCCGATCAAGGGGGTTATATGGACCTTCATCTACTTGGGCAGTACCATCAATACGTTCATCAACATACTTGTCGGTGTAAGAGTCGCCATAAGGAAAGTCAGCCATGGTTACGGTAACAGTAGCCCTACGGCCAAAAGCATTCATACTTTCATCAGAACCAGCAACGTTAACAGTGGTTGACACTGCCGATACTGATGTTAGTACGGGGAAGTATAGTCCAATACCCAAGGGGAAGTTAGACCTTGGACTAGCAAACCTGTAAGTCTTTGTGGTTTTATTGAACACTGTCTTTACTTGGCAGGTTGGATAAGTATTATAGCACTTACGATCACCTGTGGTTCCAAGGATGGCATTACATGTACCTACACCATAAGTGCGAGTACAGTAGTCCAAATCAATTTCCACAATCTGTACAGGTTCTCTATTGGACATAACCTTCAACTTCCATAGTTACTTTAACCCAATTACCTGTTTCGGTAAATGTAGGTCGCATTTCTGCACCAGACTTTCTCCAAACATAACCTACGTCATGCACAAAGTTCTCAGGTGAACTGGCCCACACAAAAGCATGACCACCATTGTACCACTCAAAGAATGGCTGCAGGTCAGTTTCAGCAAAGGTATTGCTAAAAGACACAAGGCTAATAGAGGTATCTGCACCTTTACGGAGAACCCTGTTACCTAGGAACTGGCCACCAAGAGATTTAGCGTTAAGCAGGTCTACCATCTGTGCTTGCCAGATAGGTGTATAGGGAGGCATTACACCACCGGGAAAGGCAAACCTTTTACCCAAGACAATATTACCAATAACAGGGTCAGTGGTAGTGCTTAGGATACGTACTCGCCAATATTGCTTAGTGACACCCCTAAACAAGAATAGGATAGGGGTATCGTCTGTAGGGGTTACTTGCCCCACAAAGACCCAAGTAGCACCATCGGTTGACTGTTCAAAGTTAACCACAGAACCACTTGAGCCTAGTGTATGAGCAATAACAGCAAACGTATCAGCTTCCATAGGGGTTCCTAGGTTAACTGATACGCTGTCTGGGGCATTGTTAGGTGCCCAATAATCAAAGGTGCTTTCTGTGGCTACATTCGATCCGGGGAACCCTGACATGGCAGAGGTCCAGCTAATAGTACCCTTGTTGTAGAAATTATCAAAGAGTACTATAGGCAGGGACATATCATCTAGTGGGGCAGGTGAAGTGTCAATATAAATCATTTAGCCACCATAAACACTGTACCACGGGCACCATTTTCTTTGTAGACTTTATCGAACAAGTCTGATATAAACTGTCCAGAGAAGAGGTCATCAGGTCTAAGACCCTGAAGCATTACTTGTTGTGGTGTAGTCTGTGCAGCACCAGAAGATGTTCCTACGGAACCCCCACCACCTGAACCACCCCCACTAGCAATCTGACCTGCTTGCATAAGACCTGTAGCAGCGACAAGACCCATTTGGATTTTGCCCATAATACCAATCTTAGCAGCCATAGCAGAACCAGCAATAGGGCCAAGTTCAGCCATAGCCCTCATCTGAGCCGCAGCGGTACTTGTGACGATCTGAGCAATAGCAAGACCTTTTTGAATAGCCAAAGCAGCAATAGCAGCCCCTTTAGACTTCTCACCAAACATGTTCAGCAAGTCAGCCAAAGAACCATACATACCAGATTGGGCAGCAAAGAGAAGTTCACTTTGCACCTTTTGGGCTTCGTACTGCTTATTACGATACTCAGTTTCAAGACGATCCATGGCTGCAAGTTTACCACCAAGAATCTCTAACTCTTTGTCAGAAGCGGTTTGTAAAGCTGATTGGCTAGTCTTGTACCACTTATCAACTTCCTCTTGTTGACTCATCAACTCGGAGATAATGCTTGCGGCACCAGATGATCCACCGCCCTTACGTGACCCACCACCACCCCCTTTGGGAGGGGTGTACCCAAAATCAACACTGCGTCTACCGGGCCTGATAGATGTTCCAACAGCACCGCCAGTAGGGGGAGAACTGCCCATTCCGGCTGGACCTGCACCAAGGGGTGCCAAGGGTGCTTGTGTAAGGGCTAGAGCAACAAACCCTGCCGCCTTAGCAGCCTCATTAGCAAGGTCAGACATTTCTGATATAGCGGCAGAAAGCCAACCATTGGGAGGAGAAGCGTTAGTAATCTCTTCCATCAAAGTCTTGACGGATTCAGCACTAGCAATCAAGTCTAGATAAACATTGCGTTGTTCCTCTAACTTCTGCAACTTAGCAATAGCTTGTAGTTTAGCAGCATCTTCAGCAGCGGTTATACCCTCTGCAATACGGATAGAAGCGAGAAGTTCTGCTTTTGTGGCTACCAAGGTATCATATTGCTTTTGCAAGGCATCTGCACCATCACCAAAGATGGTTCTAAAGTTTATACCCCCTGCTTGAGCAACAGCCATGTTGTAGGCGTCAAGTTCTTTTCTTAGGACAGGCAACTTCTCATTGATTATATCAATCTCTTTGGCAGCATTTGCCATTGTAGATGAAGT